GCGGCTGCGGCATTCCCGAGCGGAAAGGGTGTGGATCCATCAGCACCTTTGGCCACGGCTTCCACAATGGCGACCAGATCAGCAGGTGGATCGTTGGGAACTAAATGATGCTGGGGATCGGGATAGTGGTTTTCGCTCTCGAAGATCAGCATGCGCGCAAGGCTACCGTCGATGACGTTGTCGCTTGAGAGCGAGCCCCAAAACACCCCGGGTGTCGTTACCCCAAACAGGCACAGGCACGGCTGCTCAATCACCTCGCGCGGCTTCTCTTTGGCGTTGGCATAGGCGATGCCGAGAAACGTGCTGTCGGCAAGGCTGTAGAACTCGGTGAGGTTGTCGATGATCTCAGTCAGATGCCTTGGCGCGCGTTTGCGGTCAGCAGCCGAGGAAATCAGGAACCCCACTTCATCCAGCGGGAAGTATATCGACGGGTTTGCGGTAATCGCTGTTAGCAACCCCGCGCCCGAGGCAATCTTGGACGATCCGATATGGTCAGCCAGCCCTGCAGCGATCATCAGCCGGGTCGAAGCGCGCAAGGGATGGTCCTTGCCACCACCGGAGTCCGCAACGCCGATAGCGTAGATGTTTGTGCGCAGGTTCGTCGGGCCAGCATAGCGCCGCCCCGCTGCAGCCCCGAACATGGCCAGGCCCGCACCAAGCGTCAGCCAAGGCTGAGGCGAAGGCGCGGATGCGCTGGTGTGCTCTACGAACTGGGCCAGAGCACCATCACCAAGATCGCGCAGCCAACCTGGGGTTCCGATCCGGGGGCATGGGTCTGCAAGCTCGTCACCGTCATCGAGCTGCAGTGTGGCCGGTACCATGACCCGCCGCACTTTGGCCTTCTCGTTGGCCACGAACTGATCGAAATCAGCATCGGTCATGATCGGGGCATGGAGTGTTTCACCCTCGGGAGGGCTATCCCGGCGAACCAGTTGGATGGCCCGGGCTACGGCTCGGCGGGGGTCTCGCTGCTCCAAGAAGTGTCCAGAAACGGCGTTGGCAGGATTGAGCAACATACCCATGATTTGAACGTCGCTATGACCGCCATTGGCCATGAGACGAGCCACGGCCAAGCCGTCACCAGAACGATCCTGTCCAGGCGGTGTCTCTATCGCGAGCCTCAGTGGATCAAGGCAGCCAAGACCCAGATCATCAGGCGCCAGAAGTGGCGCGCCAGCAGGAAGAGCGAGAGGTTCGCTGGAAAGATTGGGGCCAGTGGACTGTGCCTGCGGAAAGCTCGCAGCGAGGTCCTCCGGCGCATAGGACAAGCCATCGTCTGCCGAGGCCCAGCGAGCCAGACACGCCTTGCGACCCCGCTCAATTTTGCGCTTGTCAGGCCAATTGATGGAGCCTGGCACTCGCATGAGCCGGTCGATGTTTTGGCAGGCATCTGCGGCAAACCAATCACGCACCTGCAGATTGATAGCCTCGATGCTGTCTAGATTTGCGCAAGGATCCTCAAGCCGCCAGAAGGCTTGAAGCCCTCCACCAGAGTCGATGATGAAACTGGGCGGGCAGGCAATGCCCGACAGCTCTGCAGTGATTGTATCCTTGTCAAATGCGCCGCCCGATTTGGGTGGGTCGATATCGACATGCACAAATCGTGCTGCACGGATGTCGCGCTTGCTGGGCTTTTTGCTGAGGCCTGGGGCGGCGTGGTTCACCGTCCAGTAGACATTAAACCCATTCGCATTGGCTTTGGCGGCATCATCAATCGCTGCCTCGACATCTCTACCGTAGTCCTTGCCGTGGATGCCGGGTCCGATGGGGTTGATGGTGACGAGATGGATCTGGTCGAGGCTCGCAAACAGCGGCCGGGCGAGCTCCGGATCAAATTTGAGGGCGCGCATCAGAACGGCACCTCGTTTTCCCAGATCTTGCTGACTTCGACGCAGACCGTGACATAGGCGTGGCTGAGAAAGGCAAGCCATTCCTCAGAGGTGAGTACCGCCAGGTCGCTTTTACCCAGATCCTCCAGGAAGGCACCAATGGCCGGGCTGGCTGCGGCGATCGCGCGTTGTTCGTCAATGTTGGCTTTCATCTGGCCTTTCCTTCGGGTGGCAATGTCGAGACAGTTCATCGAACAAGCGTGCACGGGCGGCGGCCTGTCGAACGGAGTGCGGGAGAAGTCGTGCCAGGCAAATCCGCGAGCAGCCCGGCCGCAGAAGCACGCGCTCATGCCGCGAGCCTGGCGGGGTCAAAGAGATGACCTACGATCTCGCTGTACTTGCCCTTGGTCTTGATCCGGATGTGAGTAGGCTCGCGCAGTTCCTGGACCCGTTCGAGCGCTGCATCGACATTGCGCGGAACCGGTGCTGAGGCTCGCCGCAACCACCAGCTTTCAGCCTTGGTACGCGCATATCCGGCGTGCTCCAGGCAGATCCATTCACGGTAGCTATTCAGCCCGGTCCGATAGTCCACACGCAGTGATGGCGGTGATCCGGGCTTTTCATGGCGGCGGTAGGTAACTGCTTTGACCTCAAGCCAATCCGGTTCAGTCGAGAGGATTGCCCGCTGCGCGGGTAGCGTGGTGACAAAGCGCTCAGGCGGCGGGAACTCTGCGCCACATGCCGGACAGAACCGGGTCATGGTCCCGCACGCACAGCCACATTCCGAGCATTCCTTGTAGGGCGCAGGACCCTCGCGCTTTTCCTTCTTTTCCGGGATGGCCGGATCATCAAACGGGCCATGGCGCGCGATGTTGCCGCCAAAATCGAGGATCAAGCAGTTGGTCTTGCCGGTTTCGGGGGAAAGCCGCGTGCCACGACCAACCATCTGGATGTAGAGGCCAGTCGACTTAGTCGGACGGGCAAGAGCGACAAGGTCGACATGGCGCGCATTGAAGCCCGTGGTGAGCACCCCTTGGCTCACGAGAAATCTCAGTTTCTGAGCCTTGAAGTCGGCGATGATCCGATCACGATCTCGCTTGTCGGTATCCCCAAAGACGCCAGTACCAGAGAACCCGCGGGCGTTGAGCGCCTCGGCTAGAGCTTCGCAGTGTTTGACCGTGCAGCCGAACACCAGCCAGCCTTTACGATCCTGTCCAGCTTCAACGATACGGTCCGCAATGGCGTTGACGACATTAGGATTAAGAGCAGCGAGTTCGAGCTGCGCCGGAATGAATTCACCGCCGCGAGTGCCCACCCCGCTGGTGTCGATCTGCTCGCTCTGGCGGTAGCTGACCGGCGGACATAGCCAGCGGTTGTCGATGAGCTCTCGAACATTGGTTTCATGCGCAATGCCGTCGAAGAGAGCGCCTTCGCCCTGATCAAGCCTACCGCTGTCCAGCCGGAAGGGCGTTGCAGTGAGTCCTACGATCTTTAGCGCGGGATTGATGATCTTCAGGTCAGCGAGGAACTTGCCATACATGGTATCGGCGTTGCGCGGGATCATGTGCGCCTCGTCGATCAGGACCATGTCGACGCGCCGAGGTAGCTTGTAGGCCTTCTTGTGGATCGACTGGATTGAGGCAAAGAGCAACTGCGCGCCGATGTCACGGCGGCCGAGCCCGGCGGAATAGATCCCCCAAGGTGCCTCCGGCCATAGACCAGCTAACTCTGCTGCGTTCTGTTGGACTAGCTCCCGCACATGGGTGAGCACGAGAATGCAGGCGCTGGGGTCGGTGTCGAACACCAGCTTTGCCCATTCGGCGATGACCAGGCTCTTGCCGGCACCGGTCGGGAGAACCACGAGGCAATCCCTTTTGCCGGCTGAAAACCAGTCCCACAGATTGGTAAGAGCAGCCTCCTGATAAGGCCGCAAGGTGAGTGGCGCGCTCATGCCACAACCTCCGCCTTTTGGAGCCAGCCGCCGTGATGATCACAGCCTAGGCAGCGCAGACCTGCGGCATGTGGGCCGGAGCCCTCCGTGACCTTCCACGTGAGCGTGCCGCACGACCGGCAAGCTTGCCGCTTGATTACATCGCCGATGCTGTGGACGCGGGGCCCGCCATCCGTCCAGCGAGAGCCATCGCGCAGCCGGTAGACGATTTGCCCGTGGCAGACATCGATCTGTTCGCCGGCAACCAAGTCAGGAAGAAAGCGGTGCTCTGGGCACGCTGCGTCTTGATCTGCGCGAGAGAGCTCATGGCCAAAGCGCGTGCATCGCCATCCACCCTCACGGCTGACTTCTACGGCAAGGCATGTGCGGCAATTCCGCTCGGCCCGAGCACCTTCATGGCATTGCTCGGTAAAATCGCAGAAACGGCAGGCAAAGCTGTCGGGGCCGCCAATCCGCTGCGGTGCCGCATCGGCAAAGATGACCCGCTCTGCCTTGGCTTTCAGGGCGGCTGCGTGTGCGGAATCCGCGTTGGTGCGCACCGCAGTCCAGCGCCGTGCGCCAGGCGAGACGCAAACAAGGTAATGCCGGTCGAGCCGGGCATAATCCATGTAGAGGACCGCCTGCGCGTAATAGGTGGGGTTCCACTCAGCGAGCGCAGATTTCTCGCCGACCTTGCGCCGCGCCTTGTCGAGGTCCTGCCACTTTTCCGAGGCCTTGA